ATACTACTATAAATATAGAGCATAAAAAAAGTGAGGAATTATTTCCTCACTCTTATATTAGGTCCATTGTTATTATTTGCAGGTTTTGATGTTTTTTTCATATCCTCTTGTTCTTTTTTCTTAGCATCTGATAATTGTTTGTAATAAAAATTTCTAAGATGAACTGGTAAACGATATACATCCATTTGTGTAAACCCATTCCCATAATAACACAATTCAAAAATTTGTTTGTGTAAATGGATTGCATAGTTACTCGGTAGGCCAAAAAAACCCTATACCCATAGGAATTGGGCGTACCTCCGTTTCTCCCGTTTCTGGGTTGGTGAAATCAAATTCCATTTTGATATCGGGTTGTAATTCTTTTAGATATTCTCTAAAAGCTTTTGTATCTCTTGCTAAGAAACGATTATTGATAAAATCGGCAATACTTTTAGTATCATCTTTACCATCAACCGAAACAATCATATAACGATATCTAGTTGTCAATTCATTACCACCATCTTTAGTTAGACGTTGCATTGCTTTAACATCCATATCAATTTTCTTTTCATCACCATGAGTTAGTAATCTAAATACAATCTCATTACCAGTTGATGTTTTGAATGTGTAACGATTATCTTTTGATAATTTAGTAAAATCAATTTCTTTTGTTTGAACTTTTCCTAAATCAACCGTTATTTCTTGTTTATCACCATTATCTAAAGAAATCTCTATCTTATATTCAGGTCCATAACCTAAAATACGAGTTGCTAACATAATAGCATTTTTATCACCCAAAAGAATATCATCTGGATTTACTTTTTTATCTACTATGATTGCTTCAAACAATTTATCCAATACAACACCTTTTTTAATTAAACTTTGTGTTGAAAGAATTTCTTCTTCTCTAGCAGTCATATACTTTAATTCGATTTGTCCAGATGAAAGTGGATTACTTTCTGGATAACATTTACCTTCCGATGGTAGAGCAACTATTTCCGTTGCGAAATCATATTGTGACATAATTAACCTTTATTTTGTTATTTGTATATAAATATATAAATTAAAAAAAGTTATAAAAAAAGGAGATATTTCTATCTCCTTTCTTATTTTTATTTTTAACTTTGTATTAGAATTCTAATATAGCGTAATCCATTGCTAGTGTTAAAGTAATATCAGATGGGTCATTTGAAGCCCAGTCTAAATCATTAAACGTTGCGTTTAAGATAAATGCACCTTTAATTTTCCATTGTTCAATTTTATCACCAACTGGTCCTAACATATACAAATCGATATCTTTTTTATAGAAATCAGCATACCCATCACGACCTGTTAAAGATTCGTGTGATAAACGTACCCACTCCATTACCGCTTGAGCACCTGATGGTACAATTGGGTCATAAAGAGTGATTTCGATATCTTGCCACTCACCTTTTCCTTTTAACTTTCTTTTCACGTTAATGTGGTCTAAGGTAACTGCTTCAAATTGAATTGAAGGTCTGTTTGCTGTTTTGATAAGATATGCAGGGATACCACCGATTTCCATAATGAAGCGATTCTTCATTTTTGGTTCGAAATTGGTATAAAACATGTCGTTAAATTCTAATACTTCTGCCATTTTTATTTTTCTCCTATTATACTAATAAATATAATGTTTCTCTTTTTTTAAATTTTTACGCTGAGAATGATGCTCCTGTTGGTAAGATGTTGAAATCTAATACGATAAATTCAGCTGTTCTAGTAGGTTGTAAGAAAATTTGACCTGCTAAGATGTTTCTATCGATTACATCAGGAGTATTGTTTGATTCATCCATCACTACTCTAAATGCAAATAAACCTTGTCTTTGTTGGATACCCTCTAAATATGGATTTACTGTATTTAAGAATCTTGAACGCGTTGTTGCTGTATTTTGTTCGAACACTAAGTATCTTGAAGTAGAAGCAATATACTTCTTAACTTTGATAAGTAATCTTCTTACGTTAATTCTATCTAATGCAGATGATTTTTCTTGTAAAGTTTTCTGTCCAAATGCCACGATACCCTCACCAGGGAAAGAAGCGATTGGGTTTACTTTACCTTCATATAATTCATCTCTTTCAGAGTGTGTTAATCTATTCAATACTGAAACTGCTCCAACGATACCACCTCTATTCAAACCTGCTGGTGCGAACCATTCTGCTGCTACAGCATCGTTTGCTGCGAAGATACCTGGCATCAATACTGATGGTGGTACTGCAGTTAATTTATTTGTGTTTCTATCGATTGTTTTAACCCACGGGTAGTATGTTCCAACATAGTTAGAATCAACGTTTCCTGCCTGCTCTACTGCATCACCAATAGTTGAATTTTGTCCAACTACATCACCGATGAAGAATACATCTTCTCTACTCTCACACATTTCAGAAATGTAATCGAATACATATGGATGGTCTTCTCTTACAACACCAGGTGCTGCTATTAAATTGATATCGAAATCATCAGGATTAGATACTGAATCAATTGCTTTTTTGTAAGCAACTGAACCACTTGCTATTGAAGTAGATAAATTATATCCTTGTGAATTACCACCACTTATATCACTACCTTTGTTAATTGCTCTCGTTGGAGTTACACCATCAAATCCACCTTGAAAAGCAACGATGAATTGTCTTTTAGAAACATCGTTAGCAGTTAATGGAGTAGTTAATTCTAAACCTAAAATTGTATCTAAACCGAAATCAACGTTAGCACCAGTTTCTGCGTTTAAAGGAAGTGGTTTTAAATATTGTAAATTGTTTATTCTAGTTCCAGCAGATTCTAAATCAATACCAGAAAATCTAGTTGTAGATGATGATGTGTTTACTGCCGAACCAGTTGAGTAAGTTACTGCAGGAACGATAGATTCGACACCATCAACAAAAATTGGGTTAGTATATGCACCATGTGCAAACGGACCAGCTATAATTGGGAATGAACCATCTTCTCTAACTTCTACTCTAACAAACTTAGAACGATTTGCGTAATCACCAGTTTCATTTTGTTTACCATTAGCATCAATTGTTACATTTCTATCACCAATTGCTCTTGCAATGTAATTAGATGATGCAGGGTCTAAGGTTACGTTGTTATATGTTTCCAATACAACTTTTTTCTTATCCGTATCTGCAAAACCACGAATTGTTACAGTAAATGTAGAGTAATCAGTTGCTGCAGAATCACCTGCTGCTCTTACGTTTGAAATACCAATTTTATATTGTGTATTATATGGGTTACCATCTCCTAATGTATGGAATTGAAATAACTCATGTCTTTCACCACTAATCAATTGAGATTTAATCCACGGAGTAGATGCAAATGTAATATCTTGTGTAAATTCTTGTGTTGGTAATTCAATTAGAGTTACCTTTGAACCAGATACTAAATCATTAGCAACTGCGTTTGTAGCAGTTTTTTCAAAATAAGTGTATGTGTAAGCATTTTTACCTCCGAATGGAGATTCTCCAAATACATCAGATAAATCATTACCTGCTGCAGGGTCAATTGATGCAGATTGGTTATAACCAAGTTCTGAACCACTAATTTGAAATGCTGATGCAGATGGAGATGATGTGATTACCGAACCGGTTAAACCAACATCTTCATTATTTTCATTAGTTACGTGTAACGTACCTATAATTTTAGTTCCACCTTGTGCAGTTGAACCACTAACTGCAATTGCAATTGGGTCAACGTGAGAATATCCACCAACGTGGCCTACACGAACAATAGTTACTGTCCCTGCTTCTCTTAAATAGTTTTGAACTGCGTACCCTGTATAGTATGTTCCATCAGGTGTACCGAATATTTCCTCAAATTCTGATTGTGTATTAACCACAGTTGGTAAGAACGCCGGTCCTTTAGCAAAAGGTCCTACTATTGCTGCTCCTATTTCTCCAATTCCCTGTGCTAAGAATGATAGGTCATTTTCTCTTGTGAATACACCAGGTGATACAATCTTTTCTGCCATTTTATTTACTCCTAATTAAAGTTTGTGTAATGATACACATATAAGTATAAATTACTTTTTCTAAAATATTATTTTTTGATATGCGTAACGATGTTATTATTTTTCTAGTGGGGTGAATATTCCTGTTGTAGGGTCATAATCACCATCTCCGTATTTTTCGTTTAACCCTTTGAATAGAGTATCTTCCTTCGCAACTAATTCAGTATATTTAGCTAATACACTTTCTTCATTTTGTTCTAATTCTTCAAGTCTCTTTCTTTTTTCAATTTGAATTTGACCTAATTGGGTAAAAACTGCACCGACATCAAATCTTAATTGATTGATTTCTTTAACCTCGTCTTCCGTAAACTTAATTTCTTCTGCCATTTTGATATATTATATTGTTTGTAATTAATTATATATATAAATATACGAAAAGTTCCGAAACGTAAAATTATTACCTATTAAATGTTAAAGTTGTAGACCAACTACTTTTCAATCCGTGGTCAATTGCTCTAACTCTACAATAGTAAGTTCCTGCAGATAAAAGTGAATTAACCTCTAATCCAGTTGTACTCCATTCTGAATAATCTAATGTTGGTGAACTAAAATCAGAGTTGTTATCAATTTGTACATCATATGCAGTAACACCAGTGGTACCAGTACCAGTCACAGCAGTCCAATCAACACGTGGTGATGAATATGCTAATCCCGTTGGTGCAGATGGTGCACCTAAATCAGAGTGTGAATTACCACCTTTATTGTGAGTAATATACCCATTAACTAAATAAGTATCGTTTTCTTCAACGTCAATTGAAACAATTTCAGTTGTTTCGTTTTCTAATGTAATAGATGTTATTTCTACTTCTTCTAATCCGGTTTCAGTTGATTTAACTAATTTATCACCAACTTCTAATAAGAATACTTGTTTGAATTTATATTCACCACTTGATAATTCTTTAACTAAAAGTGGATGTTCTGATGTTGCAGTAATTTGTCCGTTATTAATACTATAATATTTTCCTGTGAAAGAATATACTACATTTACAACAGTCACATCTTTAGGAGTTGTACTTAATGTAGATGTTGACCAATCATAGAATGTTCCGTCTGAATTTTCATCCAAACCACCGATTGCATATCCTTTTAATACATCACCTTCTTCAATTTCACCGATTTCTTTTATACTTCCATCTGCCATTAAAATTGGAGAATCTGATGTTAAACAAAGTGCAACGGAGTTACCATCATAAGAATCTACTGAATAAACTGTTTTATCTTTATTTGCACCATATCCGTTACCTATACCAATGTGGTCATTAAAACCATCATTGAATACACATCTAATAGTGTTAGTTTGGATAGATTGTAATACTGCTTGAGAACTAGGATGTTGTGGGTTCATATTAGATACACTAAATGTAGCACTTGCACCACTATTTGTTCCTAATGTGATAAAAGAACCTGCAGGTACTGTCCATGTAAAGTTTGCTGCTCTACCACTTATTCTATTAAAATTAGCACCATCACCACTAAAACCTATTGTGTAAGTTTCAGTAGTTCCTTCTACTGCATAAGTAAACCCACTAACCGAACCAACTGAATCTATTGCGAATGATGACATTGCGATTGGACCAGTTGTATTTCCCTTTGCTGCAGATAATGCTCTTGCACCTGCTGCTACTCCGGTTGCTGAACCTAATGAGTTTAAACTTAATGTATTACCTGATGTTAATGTTGGCATATTTCTCCTATATGTTATAAATATCCAATAAAGATTCTATCCAATAATCTTTATCAGTAAAATTTCGTTTCATAAACGTTTTTATTTTGTTAAACCAAAATAATTTCGTTTCGTGTGATTGTAAAGTAATCTCACTATAAATATCACTAAATTCCTTTTTAGACGATGCACGATATGGATACTCAAAATCTTTACACCAATTTGAGTGTATTATGGGTAGTTTACCTCTATCTACTGCTTCAAATATTGAATACCCAAATGGTTCGGATGTAAATGCAGAATGTGATATTCCCCAATCCATATTATAAAATTTATCTTTAAATTCTGAATTATAATGATATATCTTAGATTTAGATAAATCTATCTTTACACCATTTTTCCAAAGTAAATTAAATTCTACGGAATTTGTAAAAATATATGATGGTAACCCATCTAAATAATGTGGATTCTTTCTACCTTCACTTCTAGCAGCAAATCCTATTTTATTTGATTCAGATAAAGGTAATTCTAATTTAAATTCGTAAAAATTAGGTATGTTAATATTTTTGTGTAATATTTCGTATAATCCAACCCAAATATTATGTTTAGATGAATTAATAACATCCGATTCCCATTCAGAACTTAAATATGGATGCCATGCGATTGGTACATCACTTAATATTTGTGATTTTAAAATATGGTCTACTGAATTATGTAAAACATTGGAATGGATTTTATCCTTATTATCTATAATTGGGTTTGTAGGTGTATAATGGCCGTGTAAAATGTTTATTCTACGTGCACCATTACATAATTCTTCAAATTTTTGAATATTATCACCATGCCAATAAGTTTCTATTGGAAATTGGTAATCTTCATTACCATTTGGTTTGTTTCTATGAATTAGAAGTATAGGTTTAACATCTAATTTAGGTGCAACTAACTCCATCCATAAATTTACCCAAATATCAGAACCAGCATTTACCCACGGACCACCGCCAGTTGTATAATATACATCGTACATAACTTATTATTTTTATTTTATCTAATATAGACTTCAACTCTTGCACTTCTATTTATACCAGTCGTATCTTGACAACATCCAATCATATCTCCACCCGAATAGTTTCCGTATCTACTATCCATCCCAATTCCACCACTAACATCATCCGAACCTCTATACGGGCCGATTGCTAAAGTAGATGGAGATGTATATAATCCTTCACCATTTTCATTCCAACCAAATCCCCATCTAACTCTGGCATCGGTTACACCAAAATATGTTGGGTTATTTCTAAAATTAAATCCGTAAAATCTAATATCCACTTGACTTGAAAATATACCACTAGCCCAACCAGTAAATGTTTTTGCATCTCTCATAAAATATCCACCATAAGTACCACCATCTCCACTTTCATATGTTCCGGCATTAGTAAAAAAATCTACTAAATTTGTTCGTGTACTAGCTCTACCACCATTAAACCCCTTTTCCATCCATGTCCAAGTTCCTGTTCCGGCAATACTACCACCACTTGTTGCAATATCAGGCCATCTAGCCATTAAATCCGTACCTTCAAAATAATTGAATGCATCGTATTTAGCATCACCATCATCTTGATTTAAGTTATTTTGATTTAATACATTTTGTGTAGTCCAATAACTTGCCCCATAATTAAAAGTAGTTCCTCTTGTGGCTTTCATAACCATCATCCAACCACCTCCATCATATGTACTATCCATAATACAAAATGTTTTTCTCGGGCCAATGTTAGGTAAATTTATATAATATACACCATTTGGTGCATTTGAATTTAAGGTTTTTATTGTTTGTGCCGAATCTGCTGGATTAAATGCTGAACCTAATGGTGCATCTACTCCGTATCTACCTCTTTGTTCATTAAATATATTTCCAATTTCTTCATCACTTAATGCTCGGTTATAAATCATAACTGCTCCTAAATAACCAATAAGTAATTCTCCCGTATTACCTTCACCAAATCTCAATGTTTCGGTATTTGTAGTTGAACTAACTGCTCCCGTTACATATGCACATCGTATTGTATCAATAAATGTTGCTTTTGATGAACCATTGCTTCTAATAACAACTTGTTGCCATTTGCTTCCTACTATTGAATTATTGGGTGTATCTATCGGACCTAATGAAGAATTTGTTTCGTAATGAATATATCCAAATGCACTTCTTAATGTAGCAGCGTATTGTTGGTCGTTCCCTTTACTTATTAGTCCATGCCAAGTTGTTCCACCCAATGATGGATTTACCCAAATTACGGCAGTATATTGTTGTGTACTTGTAAAATCCAATGAACTATGATGTGCAACATTTGCTCTTGCAGTTCCATCGAAATATAAAGAACCTCCTCCGGTTGTGTTAAATGTTACGCCGGAACCAGGTAGAGTTAAATTATTTGAATTTCCTGATAAATCGGTTAAAGTACTTCCATTACCACTATAACAATTTGGGTCACCTGCATCTATATAACAAACTAAGCCAGATGTACTATAATTTTCTTTTCTTTTTTGTGCACTCATCCACTTAGTACCATCATATACTTCAACTTCTGTACGAGAAGAATTATATCGCATCATTCCCGTTGTTGGAGTTGGTCTTTGTGTTCCTGTTCCGGATGGTAACCCCAAATATCCCGTAGAATTTGTTATTGTTGTATTTTTTAAACTTGCCATATTATCTTATCCATAATTGAACGTGTGAAAGATACATTGCCTCATCGGTTTGTATTTGGTCTGCTCCCAATACATGTCTTGCAGTAAAAGATGTAGATGTGTGGTCATAATAACCACTATCAAAAATATAGTAACCATCGTTACCATAAGTACCATTACCCCAAGGCCTGTATGTGTATGATTTAGAACCACTCCAAGTTGCGGTAGCACCAGATTGTAAAACCGATGTTGATGGTACTGCGTTATATATTTTTGTGAATCTTAAAAATTCAGTTTCAGTTCCAGCTGAATTCATTAAATATAAATTACTTGTTTCAGTATCTAATGAATCTACTAAATGCCAAAAAACTACATAACGAACTTGTGTATGTGTTGGAATCGAACCCAATGTTAATGTATATGTGGCAGGACCTGTTGACCAACCATGTGCAGTTACATGCCCTAATCCACCAAAATTTAACATTGAATATGTTGTACTATTATTCCAATTTCCGGTATATAAATTTGCATCTCTACCTTCGTAATAATGTAAATAACTTTCCGCTCTAGCATATGGATTTAACCAACTACTAATATAAACTTCCGGTCTACCCAATGTAGTATTATATCTAACATATCCATTGGATGCGGATGGTCTTTCAGCGGTAGTACCGGTTGGTAATCCGATAAACCCAGTATCATTGATTGTTAAATTTTTTAAGCTTGCCATTATAATCCGAATCTGTATTTTTGTGCGTTATAATTTTGTAAAACTTGTTCGCCACTCAATCCTATACTATACATTCTTGCAATTGCAATTTGCCCTTGGAAATTATGCATTCCATCGGTTAATCCACTTCCATATGTTCCAACTACATATGTTGCAGCTGCAATTGTTCCTGTTTGTGCCGATGACCATACTTCAGTACCATTTACATACGCTCTACTTGTTGAACCATTCCATGTACCTACAATGTGCGACCAAACATTATTAGGAATATTACCAACTGCACTAGAGGGTCTACTACTATCGGTAGTATTTGCCCAATGTAAAGAGTGTGTACTACCACCATCTGCAGAATTAAATATACCCAAATATGTTGTATTTGTTGCAGAAACCACACCACCTCTTACTGTACCGGTACTTACCGTTCTCGTTGGTTTAATCCAACCTTCCATAGTTATTTGTGTTGTTGGTAATGTATTTAATGTAGAAATTCTAACATAATCGTTAGTTCCATCAAATGTAACTACGCCACCCGAACTCTCCGTTGGAGAATACGTTGGTCCATTAACAAATATTCCATGTGCACATTGTGAACTAATATCATACCAAATATTACCACCTCGATAGCTTGTTGGTTTACTACTATCCAAATGAAGTAATAGATTTGCAGTTACAATACTACCTTCTGAAATTTTCCCAGTCGTATAATCTATCCAATAAGTACCATTATAATATTCTACAATACCTAATGTAGTATTGAATCTAATATATCCTGTGGATGGTGATGCCGGTCTTTGGGTTGTTGTTCCAGATGGTAATTGTATAAAACCGGTATCGTTTATAGTAAGATTTGTAAGACTTGCCATTATCTATTTGCTTTTAAATCTTCAATTTCTTTCTTTAAATCTTTTATTGCTTCTATTAAAACTGCTGTAATTCTACCATATGAAACCGAATCAATTTCACCTTCTTCATTTTTCAAAACTAATTCAGGTAAAACTTCATAAATTTCCTCAGCGATTACACCAATTTCTTTTACACCATTATCTTTTTTATCATAAGTAACTCCTCTCATTTGAAGAACTTTATCTAAACCATATTTTATAGTTTCAATATTTTCTTTATATCTTAATGATGAGTTTTCGGTAATAGTTCCAGTAACGGTTAGATTACCCGTTGAACCTACTAATACTTGTCTAGTTAATGCTCCTGCAGTATTTTGAGTATACAATGAAATTTGTGATTCGTTATTTGTACCTCCTCCGCCATTTTCTAAACCTATAGCAGCATTAACACCTGTCCCATTTGATTGATATTGTATTCTCAAACCAAATCCAGGAGTTTGAACTCCTGTTACATTATCAGATAATGTAAGTACATTTGTATTAGAACCATTTGTTCTTGTTGTACTAATATTTTGATTTGTCGTAAATGTATTTGAACCGGTAGTTGCTAATCTTGAAATATTTGTAGTAGACATTACATCAACTTGTGATGAACCACTAACAATACCTCTACCTCTAGTTTCATATGATGAAGTTGCAGTAATTAAACTTGAAAGTTGTGAATTAACCGAACCTGTGTATGTTGCAAGAGTAGAATTTTTAGTCTCTAATGAACCGGTATATGTTGCAAGAGTAGAATTTTTAGTTTCTAATGATGCAGTATAAGTACCTAATGTTGTAAATTTAGTATCAACCGAGCCAGTATAAGTTGCAAGGGTAGAATTCTTATTATCTTGTGAAGATGTATAAGTATTTACTGAATTTAATATACCAACTACTTGTTCCGAAGATGAAACCAATGTAGTTCCCGTTGCTAATAACGTACCAGTTACAACTGAATTAGAACCCAAAGTAATCAAAGTACCAGTATCACTAATATTCGAATCATTTAAATGCTCTTTACCTGTTCCCTTTGGTACTCTATTGTTTGTAAGATAAATTTCGTTACCTAAATTATCAATAGTTTCGGGTCCCATTAAAAAATGAGATGATGTTATGTTAATTCCATTCCCTCTATGAAGAAATACAAATTCATCTTCTACTGAATCATATAATATTGAACCAGAACCGCCTGCAGAACCACTATCTATTACTGCTAAACCGCCGAATCTAACCGATGGTTGATTTGTGGCGACAGTTATGATATTAGTTCCAATGTTTAATGTAGATGAACTAACATTTTGTATTGAGGAAGAACCTAATATAATTAAATCTTGTGTCACAAATAACGAACCACTAATAGTTTGCGTTCCATTAAATGTATTTGTTGAGTTTATTCTAGCGTATGAAGATGTTGCACTATTTTGATTTGAAAACGTAGATGCAACTGAAGAACTAAATGTTGATAAATTTATACCATTTACGTTTCCACTTGTATTAATTGAACCAGTTATTCCTAAATCATTTCCAAATTGAATAGTTGTTCCACCTGATGATGTTATCTTATTACCATCTTGTATTTGCAAAGTTCCTCTAACATCAAGTAAACCACTCGTTGGGTCGAATAATAAGTTACCACCACCGGATGATTTTAATTGAATATCACCATCTACTGATTGTAAAATAATACTATCACTACCTTCTTCTAAAATCTTAATAGATTGGCCAGTATCGGTTGTGATTTGTAATTCTTGATTCGTAGAACTTAAAACTTTTGTTCCATCTATATAAAGTGAACCAGACGATACATAGATGTCTCTCCATTGGTATGTAGGAGAACCTAAGTCGTATGTATTATCCGTTGCCGGTACAATTGAACCACTATGAGTTTGAGTTCCTCTAAAGAGATTAGAACCAGTTGTTGCATAACTTGCTGTTACTGATGTTAGATTTTCAATTGATGTTACTAAACTTGCAGATGAAACTGAAGCAGTATATGTATTCAATGAATCTAATATATCAATAATTTGGGATGAACCACTTACGATTCCAGATGGAATTGAAGAGATTGAATTATAAATTATTTGAGATGAACCCGAAATAATATTAGTTCCACCTAATACTTGTATTGAACCACTAACGATACCATTTGGTTTTGAAGCAATATTATCCCAAGTTGTTTGAGTAATACTTCCACTTAAAACATATCTTTCATCATATGATGATGTTAATTGTGATGAACCACTAACAGTTCCTGCAGGTACTGATGCTGAACCACTTATAATACCTGATGGTATATCAGTTAAATTGTTATATGAAATTGTACCAGTTGCAGTTACTAAATGACCACCTTTTGCAACAACTACATATCCACTTTGAGGTGATGATAATATAATTGTCGTGGTATCTAAATCAGTTAAAGTTACCGATGATGGAATAATTTGAGAATCATTCGAATCGTAAACTGAAACTATTATGTTTTTAGAATTAAAATTATGTGTTACTGAAATTGTTGATTGAGTATCAAATGATGCACTGATAGTAGCAACTTCGGTTACTTCTTGTACCAATGTTCCACTTACAATATGTCCACCTTTTGCAACTACAGCAAATCCACTTTGAGCAGCCGATAATGTAATATCAACTGAATTGTTATTTGTAAGAGTGACAGATGATGGTATTATTTGTGAATACGCAGTATCATATACCGAAACTAAAATATTTCTAGTATCAAAATTGTGTACTACATTTATATTTGATTGATTATCAAATGATGCCGTTACAGTTGCTACTTGAGAAACATCTGCGTTTGGTAAATTTGTTAATGCAGAACCATCACCTTTGAAATATGAAGCACTTACGGCACCGATTAAATTAATTGAACCAGTTGTGGTAGAGTCAGTAACTAATATTGTTTCTACTGATGGTGTTCCATTATCTTTTTCAAAATAAATTTTACCATCGAACGTGTTTATTGCCAACTCACCCAACTCTAACGAGCTGGTGTTAGGTACTTTACCCTGAACTGCAGTTCTTTTTAACTTTAATACTTGTGCCATATGTATGACTTATCAATTTCATTATATAATTACTTAAATTAGAAACTCCTTATATAAGGAGTCTGGAATTATAATCCGTTTTCTAATTTATTAATTCTGTTTGTTAATTCTTCTATTTTCGATTGTTGTTCTTTAATACCCTCAATCAATAAAGCAACTAACTTATCATATTTAACTGCTTTGTACCCATTTTCACGAGTTTGAACTAACTGTGGAAGAACTTCTTCTATCTCTTGAGCAATAACACCAACATCGTTTCCTTCGTATCCATGCTCAATCTGATTTTCTTGTTTCCAATCGTATGTATTACCACTAATCTTAGAAATCTTTTCTAAAGGGTTTTCGATTGGTTTGATATTTTCTTTAAAACGAATATCTGAAGATGAATAAGCTACGATATCATTTGTTGCATCAATTCTACCAGCGGTAGCAGATGCAGCCATTCCTATACCCAATGAGTTAAATTGTACGTTTGCAGAAGTACCACCGCCTGTTGTAGATGATAGAGTTACTTGTGATGAACCGGAAACTGTCCCTGTTGGTAAAATAGCAGTTACACTTCCTGCAGTTATGGTGCCAATTGTAGTAATTGAATCATCACCACTATATGTTCCACCCGCAACAGCTGCCAATGTAGAGTTATATGCTTGAACGTTTGTTCCAATTGCTAAACCTAAATTAGTTCGTGCAGAAGAAGTATCGGTTAAATCTGATAAATTAGATGATTTTGCTAACTTACCATCTACTAAAGTATTTAATGTAGAATCTCCAGATGCAAGAGATGCAGAAATTTCTAATAAAGTATCAAATGCTGCGGAAGCACCACCGATTAAATCAGTTAATTCTTGTTGAACGTATGCAGTTGTGGCAATTTGAGTTGAATTTGTATTTACAGCTGCAGTTGGTGCAACTGGAGTTCCAGTGAAAGTAGGAGATGTGAACATCGTTGCCTTACTTTCATTGGTTACGTTTCCTAAACCAACATGAGTAGCAGTTACACCACTAACGGTACCTGTAAAGGTAGGTGATGAGAACATTGTAGCTTTTGATTCATTAGTTACGTTTCCTAATGATAAGAAAGTTTTAACTGATGATGCAGAACCACTTACTACTGACAATGAATTGTTGTAATCTAATACATTTGCATCAAAATTAGTAATCGAATCTGCATTTACTTGAGATGAACCACTAATTGTACCTGTTGGTAATAAAGGAGTTACTTGTGATGAACCACTAACAATCCCTCTGCCAATTGTTTCATATGATGATGTTGCACCATTTAAATTGGAAAGTTGTGTATTAACTGAACCGGTATATGTTGCTAAAGTTGAAAATTTAGTATCAACCGAGCCAGTATAAGTTGCAAGGGTAGAATTCTTAGTATCTTGAGATGAAGTATATGATTCCAATAAATCCAATCTGGCATCTTGTGAACCAGTATCAACATTTAATTGGGATATTTTATTTTCTAACGATGCAGAAAATGTTGCAGGGTCACCTATTCCCGTGATTGAACCACTAAATGAACCACTATAAACACCACCAGCAGGTAATACAAATGTTGCACCTGATGCGAAGGTTAATGAACCTGAAACTATTGGACTATGTATTATCATCTCTTTTTCCTTAATTATTTAACTTATAATAAATATATATATTTTTTAAATAGAACCCCCGTCTATCTGTGTTATCGTTGTTGCTGCTGCAGTACCTGTGACATCTCCACTCAAAGTAATTTGTGCAGAACCACTAAACAATCCTAACACATTTACTTGACTTGTTATTGAATCACCTAATCCACTAATATTATTAGCATCAATTGAACCACTAACAATGTGACCACCTTTTGCTACAACTACATATCCACTTTGAGCAGATGATAAAGTTATAGTAATAGTGTTGTTATTGGTGTGTCTTAATGTTGCTGGGATAATTTGGTATCCATCGGTATCATATACCTGTGCGATTGCATTTGGAGTATCTAAATTATGGTTTACAACCCATGTAGATGAGTTTGTAAATGAACGTTGAACTGTTGCATTTTGAGATACAGTGATATTTTCTAACCTACTACCATCTCCCACAAAATAAGATGCAGTAATTGCACCATTAATATTTATAGAACCAGTAATTGGGGTATCAGTATTAGTTGCTACTAATTCTTGTATAGTATCATTTCCTTTTTTAAAGAAAACTTTACCATCGGTAACGTTCATAGCAACTTCACCATATTCTAACGAACCAGTACCGGGAACTGCCCCACTGGTGGTGGAACGTTTAAATTTAATGATTTGTGCCATAATTTATCTTTTCTTTACTATAAGTATTTATTTGGTTTCCAATTCGTTCACTTTAGCAGAAAGTTCTTTTACAGCCTGTATCAATACTGAAACTAACTTATCATATTTAACTGCTTTGTACCCATTTTCACGAGTTTGAACTAATTCAGGTGCTATGGCTTCAATCTCTTGTGCAATAACTCCTAAATCATGCCCTTCGTATCCATGTTCGGTTTTATTTTCTTCTTTCCAATCAAATTCATATCCACCAATTTGGTTAATTTTATCCAATGCGTTTTCAATTGGAGTAATATTTTCTTTAAATCTTCTATCGGATGAAGAATACGCTACAATATCGTTTGTAGCATCAATTCTACCAGTTGTACCAGATGCATCCATACCAATTCCTAATGAACCGAAACGGACATTATCATTTGTACCACCACCGGTTGTAGATGATAGAGTTACTTGAGATGAACCTGAAACTAATGTTGTTCCACTTGCGTAGATTGTACCATTTATAGATGTATTTGAACCTAATGTGATTAATGTACCGGTATCAGTAATATTTGAATCAACTAAGTGTTCTCTACCTGTTCCTTTTGGTAAACGATTATTAGTTAGATATATTTCGTTTCCTAAGTCATCATATGTTTCAGGTCCTAATACAAAGTGTGAAGATGTTACATTTGTACCATTTCCTTTGTGTACAAAGATAAACTCATCTTGTACGGCATCATATAAGAATGAACCAGAACCACCTACTGAACCCGAATCAAATATTGAAATTCCACCAAATCTAATCGATGGTTGATTTACGTTTAACTGAACAATGTTATCACCAATATCTAAAATAGAAGAACTAATGGTTTGAATAGATGCAGAACCTAATACAATTAAATCTTGAGTTATAGTCAATGAACCACTTACAATTTGAGAACCATCAAATGTATTTGTTGAGTTTATTCTTGCAAATGAACCACTTAATGAACCTAATGTAGACCATTTTGTATCATTTGAACCAGTATATGTTGCTAAAGTAGAATCTTTTGACTCTTGAGATGCAGTAAATGTATTTAATGGCCCTAAAATTGTAACAATTTGAGATGAACCACTAACTACACCTTCAACATCTAATTTTGTCTTAATAGTTGTGTTAATTGAAGAACTAAACGATTCTGCGATATCTAATCTACTATCTACCGATGTTGAGAAAGCGTTAAATGTTTCATTTGATGATGATAATAATCCACTTCCACCAAATACTTGTGATGAACCACTAATTACACCCTCAACATTCAATTTAGTTTTAATTGTTGTATCAATTGAAGAACTAAATGAGTTTAAATTTGTAAGATTGATATCTACTGAACCTGTATATGTAGCTAGAGTAGAATTTTTTGTATCTATTGAACCGGTATATGTAGCAAGAGTAGAGTTTTTTGTATCTAATGAACCAGTATATATAGCAAGAGTAGAGTTTTTAGTTTCTTCAGACCCACTAAATGTTTCTAATGAATCTAATCTACTATCTACCGATGTTGAGAAAGCGTTAAATGTTTCATTTGATGATGATAATAATCCACTTCCACCAAATACTTGTGATGAACCACTAAATACACCATCTAAGTTTAATTTAGTTTTTACACCATCTGTAAAGTGGGTAGAACCGGTGTTTAGAGATAATGTTACATCTCCAGATACACCACCACCACTTAAACCACTGCCGGCATTAACTGCAGTTATATCTGCTGCTCCGATTGCATCTAATATTGCTTCAGTACGGAAGTTTACATATTCTTTAACAGCACCTGCAGTAAAAATGATACTATCATTTAAAGAACTTGTAAAATTAGCAGAACCAGTATCCAATTGTGCAGAAGATGTTACACTATAAAATGCTGCATCTCTAAGTGAACCTTGCGTACCAAAATTCCACTCACCAATTAATTCTTTAAATGATGCAGAATTTGCATATCTTAAATCATATGATGCAGTAAGTTGTGATGAACCAGAAACTATATTATTACCTCTTGTTTCATATGAGGCAGTAGCGTTAATTAAAGATGAAGTTACATTTTCTAATGTACTCCATTTCGTATCGATTGAACCTGTATATGTTGCAAGTGTAGAATTTTTACTTTCTTCAGATGAAGAGAATAATTCTAAATTATCTAATCTACTATCTTGTGATGCACTATCATTTGCTAACTGAATTAATTTAGAGTCAACTGAACTTGAGTATGTTGTAAAGTTTGTTGTGTTAAGAACATCCACTTGTATAGATGACGATATTACACTCTCTATATTCAATCTATGTTTGATTGATGATACATAATCAGCAGACTCCGATATAATTACTTGAGATGAACCACTAAATACACCTTCGGTATTTAATCTATCTTTGATACCACTAACATAGTTAGTAGTTTGTGTTAAGTTTATTTGAGATGAACCCGAAACTACGTTATCACCATTTATTTCTAAGAAAGTAGATTTAAGTGATTCTACAACTTGTGCAGAACCAGATACTACATTATCGCCACCTGCTAATAAAAGTTTAGATTCTACTCCTTCAGCTCCACCTTTCCAATAGTCATTAGTTGAATCCCATAATAATGAACCACTTATAGAATTAGGAGAAGTTGGGTCTTTAACTAATAACCCCCCATTTGCTGCTCCCGTACCATTTAATTCAATAATATTATCACCTAATTGAAGTGTTGTGGATTCTACCGATGTAGTAGTTCCTTTAACAGTCAAATCACCCAATACAATAACATTTGAACCTGTTAATTCTAATGCTGTTTTTAATGATGATGTATAATTTTGTATACCATCAATTCTAATTTCGTGGTCAGATGCAGTTGTATATAATTCAGTAATATCCGCATCTACTGATGCAGTATATGATGCAAGTGTAGAATTCTTAGTTTCTTCAGATGAACTGAATGTATTTAAAAGTGATATTGAGTTATTTACACTAGCACTATTTATTTCTAATTGGTCTAATCTGTCATCAACTGATTGTGAAAAACTACCACTTAAATAAACAATTCTACTTTCATGATTCGAAGCAGTAGAGTATAATTCAGTAATATCTAAATCTACCGAAGCAGTGTATGATGCAAGAGTAGAATTTTTATCTTCCTCCGATGCACTAAATGTGTTAAGTAATTGTAATGAGTTATCTACTGATTGAGTATATGTACTCAATGTGATAAATTTATTGTTTATAGATTCAGTATGTTCTAATATTGAAGAAGTTACATTTTCAATAGTACTCCATTTCGTATCATTTGAACCAGTATAAGTTCCTAATGTAGAAAATTTTGTATCAATTGAACTGGTATAAGTTCCTAATGTATTATTTTTAGTAGCTAAGTTACTTAGTGTAGTATCTACCGAACCGGTATACGTTGCAAGTGTAGAATTTTTATTTTCTTCAGATGCTGTAAATTGTAATATATTGATGTCGGTAATACTACCATTTATATTAGTAGCATATAGATTGCGATATCTTTTATCAGATGCACCCAAATCAAATGAGTTATCATTGTTTGGTATTATAGAACTACTTAATTCACCTGAAATTACAATATTATCGGTATTTTCATTTCCGATTGTTATCAACGAACCACTAAATGTAATATTTCCATAAATAGTTGCGTTACCAGATAAGAGTAAATTAGATGCAGTAATATCACCCGTTAAATTTAACGAACCTGTATTTATTTCGGATAATTTTACTAATGTAATATTATCATTATTTGCACTACTTTTACCAACTTGTAATGTACCCAACGTACTATTATAGAATAGTTCAGATTGTTCCAATGAAGTTGGGGTGGTAGACCCTCTTCTTAATTTTAATATTGCAGCCATTTATTATGATTTCCTATTTTATTTTATATAAATATAAATAATTGGTAAATTTACCCTATGCATGATGCCATTTACACTTATATAAGTATTGTAAAACTAAAAGTTAAAAAAAAATCCCCCACTATTGTGAGGGATTCTTATTTTTTTATGTTTTACTCTTAGAAAGTTCCACCATCAATTTCGTTTGAAGCAACGAATGATGAACCATTCCATTGAATTAAATCACCAGCGTTTGAAGGTGCTACTGAAATTAACTTCTTACTTCCGTTTGATACAACGAATGTATTTGCAGTTAAACCATTGATGATTAAATCTGAACCAACTGTTACTTTAACACCATCATCAGAAATATCAGAATCAACTAATAATCCGTTTGCACCGATTACTTGAACTGAACCAGATGTTGGAGTAGCGTTTAATCTAGCAAATTCTTTTTCAGAATTTAATGCTCCACCTTTCCAATAGTCATTTGTAGAATCCCATAGTAAAGAACCAGAAGCTGTGTTAGGGTTGGTAGCATCTTTTACTAATAAACCACCATTTGCACCTGCATTACCATTTAATTCAATAATATTATCACCTAATTGGATAGTTGTTGAATCAATTGTAGTTGTTGTACCATTAACGTATAAGTTACCATCAACCGTTAAATTTCTACCAACTGTCAAATCACCATCGATAGATGCAGTTGCCATAGTTACTGAATCAGGTAAACCAATTGTAACTGTCCCACCACTACCTAATGTAATAGAACCACCACTTACGGAAATTTCATTTGTTGTTCCTTGTACCGTCAATGAAGTATTACCTTCAACCGCAGTACCTGCAGTAGAACCATAATCAACTTCTAATGAGTTATCAACACCATCCAATGAAAGACCAGTTCCTGCAACATCTGCATTTAAAGTTGCTGCGGTTACACCATTTGCTTTAATTGTTACGTTACCGGATGTTACACCAAAATTAGTAGCTGAGAATGAAGCAACACCCTTTGCAGATGTACTAGCATTATCAGCTGTAATTGTGATTGTATTGTTACTTACTGCTGCAGATATTGAATTTGAACCTGTTACTAATAAAGCTTCAGTTTTTAAATTAAGTGTATCGTTACCAGTAGAACCACTAAATGCCAATGTAGATGCAATACCTGTTAATTGAGAACCATCACCTTGAAATGAACCACTAAATGAACCACTAATTTCACCACCGGTTACTTTTAATCCACTTATGGTTGTATTATTTAATTGAGATGAACCACTAATTACACCGTCTGTATTTAATTTATCTTTTACATTAGTATCAAAATTAGTAATTGAATCTGCATTAACTTGAGATGAACCACTAATTACACCTTCGACATCTAATTTAGTCTTAATCGTTGTATTGATTGATGAACTAAATGAATTTAAAGTTGTAAGATTTGTATCTACCGAACCAGTGTATGTAGCTAAAGTATTGAAACGTGTAGTTACAGAACCTGTATATGTTGCTAACGTAGAATCTTTAGATTCTTGTGAACCACTAAATGTTTCTAATGCAGTAACTCTTTGACCGATACCACTTGCTCCACCAATTGAAGCCTCAATTGAGTCGATTCTTGTTTCATGGTCAGATGATGTTCCAAATAATTCAGTATCTTTAGATGCTAAAGAAGAACTGAATGTAGAATAACCTTGAGTTTGGTCAAGAAGAATTTGTGAAGAAGCAGTAACAAGATTGTCACCACCCATCAATGCTATTTTTGATTCTGCAGATAATGCTCCTGCTTTCCAATAGTCATTAGTTGAATCCCATAATAACGAACCACTAGCTGTGTTCGGTGAGGTTGGGTCTTTAACTAATAAACCACCATTTGCTGCTCCCGTACCATTTAATTCGATGATATTATCACCCAATTGGATAGTTGTAGAGTTTACTGCGGTTGTCGTACCTGTTACTATTAAGTTACCAGGAATAGTTACATTATTACTAAATATTACATCCGTTCCACTTGCGGTGAATGCAGTTCTTAGTGATGATGTGTAACTTTGTATTCCATTAAGAATTGTTTTATCACTAGATGCAGAAGCAAACAATTCTGTCAAATCTTCACTAACTGAAGCAGTATAAGTTCCTATTGCAGATAACTTAGTATCAATTGAACCAGTATAAGTTCCTAATGTTGAATTTTTAGTATCAACTGAACCTGTATAAGTTCCTAATGTAGAATCTTTAGATTCTTGAGATGCAGTAAAGGTACGGATTGCTGATAAATCATTTGTTACCGATGCTGTGTAAGTTGCTAATGTTGAATTTTTAGTTTCTTGTGAACCAGTAAAAGCTTCTAGCGAAGTAACTCTTAATCCAATACCACTCGCACCACCGATAGATGATTCAATCGAATCGATTCTTGTTTCGTGGTCAGATGCAGTTGTATATAATTCAGTTATGTTAGTTGAAGCAGTTACTAATCTACTATTTAGAGAAGAACTAAAATCAGTATATCCCGTTGTAGAAGAAATTGTTACTTGAGATGAACCACTAACAACACCCGTTGGTAACAATGAAGTTACTTGTCCAGAACCAGAAACGATTCCAGTCCCACCTGTGTTAGCAGTTGCTTTAATTTCAACGTTTCCACCTTTATTTAAGATGTACATTTTTTGTGCAGAGGTATCGTAATACGGAATACCATCTATCGATGTATCATATGAAGCTCCTGATAAGTTCGGAACTGAAGTACCTTGTAATATTTTGTTTGCTGGTGTTACTGTTGAACCATCAATACCTACGAATAGAATAGTGTTACCATTAGTTGCCGTAATTCCTGCCGAACCCGTTACAACTAACAATTCACCGGCTCTTTTAGTAGCACTCGATACGGATTCTAACGAACCGCGTCTATGTTTGATTATTTGTGCCATTTATTTTTTCCTTTTTTAGTTTTTGTTAATTTGTATAACTTTTTTTTGAGTTTTAAGGACATATGCCTAATGAAAGAACACTATTTAGCGTTGATTATGTATAAATATAAAAATATTTGTCTTTGATTAAATTGTACCAGCATCTATCATATAAGAACCAGATGAAATTATGTATTCTACCGCGGTACTGAAATGTACCGAGCCTGTATTTAATGATAATGTGGTTATTCCCTCTGAAACAGATTTAGATAATCCATTACCTGCATTTACTGAAGAATCACCTATTGCAAACGCGTAAGTATTCCAAACTATGGTATCAGTAAATGTAGTTGTAAAATTAGCATAGGTTATATCTGATTGATAAAGAGTATTTGTATCTTTTACATATACAATTTGGCCATCAGTAAAATAATTAACTGATGATGAGGTTAAACTTGCATAATTCTCATATATTCTAAATAAACCACCAACTTCATATGGTGATTTAATTTCAATTGAAGCAGTATTTGAGTTTGTTATAGTTAATGGTGCACCACTTCCGGTTATTCTTAATTCGGTTACAACTGCATCAACCGAACCACTTATAATGTTAATACCCGTACCTTCTGCTACAACACCAGTTAATCGACTACCATCTCCAACAAATTGAGAAGCTTGAACTACATTAGATGCAGTAATATCACCATCAACAAATAATGAACCTGTTAATATTTGAGAACCGGATACTATAAAAACCCCATCGACTACCGATGCGGTTACAATACCTTCTATTTGTTTACTTTGAATAAGTGTAGCCATATCTTAAATACTCACTATTTTACCTTTTACTAAAAAATCACTAGTTGTTAATTCATTTTGAAACAGAACTATTTTTTGACCAAATGTTATTACAATATTATCACCATTAATACCAATATCATAAATATTACCACTTTGCTTGATACCTTGTAAATAAATATCAGTATAATCTTTTGGATTATCTACTTTCATTTCTTCAAATACAAAACGTTTATTCCATAACACTAATGTAATTAATTCATCTAATAATATTACTTGGTCAATATTATGTGGATATAATGCATTATCATCAATTATTTCATTAACTAATTCTTTAAATCTAGCCCTATCGTTTGTAGGCATTTTTGGTATATTAGGTTTTTGTCTCGTTATATCAAAAATAATTTATCTCCAGATTCTTGTATAATATCAGTATCGTTTTCAGCACTCAAATATCTTAGTGCTGATGGAATACTAAATTCTTGCAATATTTCAGGTGTTTCAGTTAATTGAAAATCACCTTCTAATTTGATAGTATCACTATCTTCTAATATATAATCAAAATTAGAACGTTTAAATTTCACTAAAATATCACCACCGAATTGTTCTATTATATAATCTCGTGGACCAATAAACTGTCCGTTTACAAATACATCAAATCGTGCATGTTCTTTTACGTTTTTTCGTAAATTAGGTGCTAAATCTTTAATCACAGCATTTCTAAGAATAAACATCCAATAAAGTTGATGCGATAAATCATATGAAGCCAAACGAAATTCATCTGGTTCGTGCATTTGTCTTAATAAACGATTTATATCACCTAACGGAGTAATCATAGTTCTATAAATTTACCTGTTACATAAAATTCATCCGTATTTTCTAAAATATAACCTAATTGAGTTGCTGATGCTGGAGTATTTGTATTAAATGTAAATGTTACATTTTTTGTACTTACATTATAAGTGTAACTATATGCTCCTGATTTAATAAATACCCCATTAATATAAACTCTAAACCAATTGGTATCATCAAACGTGCTTCTCAATTCTGGCGGGCATTCGGGGATTTTTACATTATCTAACGTAATTGTATTACTATTCACATAAGTTCCCTCATACGAACCTCTAATAGTGATAAAATCTAATATATCACTATACTCGTTATACACCACTTCGTTTTTAGAAGAATAGTTAGTGTGAGTGTTACCGGTCAAATCAGTTTCTAACCCCCAAACCACTTTTTTAGGTGAAAGTGATTTTTTAGTAGTTGATTGATTATCGAATTTTTCAGGTAGTAAGTACGCATTCACTGTCATGCTGAATGTACTTCTAACTACTCTTTGAGAATTATCTCCAACTTCTTGTTGATTATCAAAGGAATCGATTCTTACTCTAAATTTGAATCCACCCTTATCACCCCAATATTCATCCGTTGCATACTGAAATGCTTCTAATATTTTATTCATATGTTCGGTATAATCCGTCCATACATTTACCTCATATGTAACAGTTACATAATCTGGCATTGTTATATTATATTGTTCTACCGGTCTTTTAGTTCCACTCATCAAAGTGAACTTATCATATTTATGTTTCTTAGAATATTGAGTGACAGTTGGATAAATCAAATGTCTATTCATAGAACTAGCAATAGATTCATCTCTTGCTATGGAATTTCGTTTAAATACGATTAATGGTAATTGTATTTGGCCGCTTTTATCTCTTAAAAATCCATCTTTCTTTATACTTTTCCATCTTTCAGGATTTCCGTATAATACCGGTACTTTTACTTTTTCATTTAATACTTCAACAGTTGGAACAACTACATCTATCATATGTTCAGCAATAGCCAAATCGACATCATACAACTTAACCCCCTTATGTTGTTGGGGTTCGGTTCTAAGTTGTTCTCCTCTATTTATCGGTCTTTTTAATGGGTCTACTGACATTAATATGTTCTCTCCTCAATTTGTATTTGTGAACTTCTTACTAAGAAACCAGTTGCGATTAATTCTGCATTGGTATCTTCAAATGTATTTGTTTCGGGATTGTACATTTTAGGTGTACCTCCAATTAGTACATTTTCTTGTACATTATTTATCTCATAATACCATTCATCAAATAAAATAACATCACCTACTTCTGGATAACCTGTAATTGTATTTTGTATAGCATCTGCAGGTACTTCTGTTCCATTTATTGTAAGTATTTTTGGTATTTCATGTGTTCTTAAACGTTGTCTATTAAAGCGGAATTCAGCAGTGTTTTGTGTTTCTGGACCAAACTCATCATAATTTGTTGTTGTAGCTTCTCTATTAACAATACACATCAAATTTGCAGGTTGGCGGTACACTTTACCAATGGATTCACCATACAAGTTTGTTTTAGATTCACCTACTGAAACTTTGAATAATGTAATTGTTTGTTGCACTACATAATCCACCACTTCTTCGGCAATGGTTTTTATAAAATCTAAATCCTTACTATGAAAAAATTTTGGCATATAATATTATCCTATGTATATTGCTAGTGGAACTTTATTTAATATTTTTTGCTGATGGTCTATGATATTAGATTCATTTTCCATTCTTTGTTTTTTACTAACTTCTTCCAAATTCTCTCTTAATTGTGTCATCAATCCTTCTTTTTCAGTTTGTGCTTCTGCTCTTAATGCTGCACCATCCAATGAAACATCAGAACCAGGAATTGGAATTGTAGAATATTTCTCTCTAATTGCACCTAATAACTCTTTTGCAAGTGCAAGAGTGTATTTTCTAATCCATTGTTTACCTACATCGTTTATAGATGAATAACTTTTGAAATTATATCCAACATTTGAATAATCACTAACTACATTTGGTCTTACAACTGTAGCACCTTCTCTAAAATCTTTCTTTACGATATATTCAAACCAAAGTTTACTATCTGCGGTTGGAATTGGGAAAATTTGTAATTTATTATTAGTAATATTGAATGTATGTGCCGATTTACGAATTTGGTCATTAAATTCAATTGCTTGAATTCTCAACATATCTTCATACATTGGCATCAATATAAATTGTGCTGCCGGAGAGAATGAACCAAATCCAAATTCATCAATTAAGTTTAATGTACCTTGTCCAGAAACTGAATAAGGGTCAAAGAATCTATTAATTGCAGGAGTTGGTTCATGAAATACTCTTGTTATATCAATTCTTTCTCCACTTTCACTTACATCACCCCATAAAGCCTGCAAATCGTATGATTGTCTACCTTGTGTCATATCGATAGAACCACTTTTAACATCTACATTACCACCTACCCCCGCAAGAGTACCATATGAATCTGCTATTGTAATTACATTCTGTAATTCACCACCTAAAACAGATGCAGAAGAAAAATCGTTACTTAGTTGTTGTCCTTGTAATGAACCTAAATTTTGCCTTATGTTAAATTGATTGACTTGTGCAGAATATTCACTTACTGCTTCTTCAAAAACAGCGAAAAAACTACTTGATACCAATTCGATATCAACTATTGGGTATCCCAAGCGTTGTGCACACCACGTTGCAACTTTTGGTGCATCGATACGGAAATCCGAATCATTATCATATATACCGAATGGGGTTGAACTTCCCGTAACAAATGTTGCTACACCTGTCCATACTCTTGATTGAGACATAATTTACTCTCCTTAATACAATTATTCTTATATAAATATAAAATAACAAAAAAGGGAGTGAATTGCTCCACTCCCTTCGGTAAAATCGATTATAGTTTATTATCCTAAGTTTACT